TTTTTTTTTATTTAATATGAACCCCAAAATGAGGCAAATCGACCAATTTTTGATCGTGAACGATTACGCCGTCGCGATCCCAATCACCGCCCCAACGGATGAAGGATTTCGGGTGAATTTCTTTTTGATCCACTAGCACCGCGCAAGCGGCGAAAACGCATCCCGCGATAACTGACAACGTTCGGTGATCATAAGCCAATTTTTTGTTTGTAGGTATGTAGGCGTGAACGTCCACAACCCGCGACGGGAATTCATTGTGATCAGATTTTTTTCGAACGCCGTCACAATTCGTCACAATTGATCCCGCCGTCGTGCGGCCCTTCGCAAATAGTTTTTTTTGCTCATCAATCGTGCGATGGCCGTATGTGATCGAAAAATCACACGGTGAAAACGTCAACGCTAACATCATTATTTTGATCAAATCAGGATGACACGTGTTTAATCTTGTTAGGGATCGATTCCCGAATGAATGGTGTTTCATGTTGCGTTGTTGTTTATACGTGACCAAATCGCTTTCATTGATTCGGTGTTCGCGTCTAATTTAGTATTAATAACGGATAACATTTGAATCATTTGAATTCGGGCGGGTTCGGTTTCGTTTCGATGTTTTTCCAACGCTTTAACGCGTGAATCTAAATCGATGATTTTGTCCATTTTCGGCGCATCGTCGGCGGTTGTTTTTTCGACGTGATCCAATCGAACGTTCGTTTGTTGTTGCGCTTTGTGTATTTTAATCAAACCAACCATTAAAGGGATTAAAATCGCCGTCACAATCCCGACTGCAGTCACGACTAATTGGCCGACCGACATGATCGTTTCGATGTTTCCGTTCATTATTAAATGTTCTTACTTTCAATGTTAATAACCATGCCGACCTGTTTCAATACATTGATCGTGCAAGAGTGAGAAGCCGACGACCTGTTCAGGATGAAAAATGTTTGTTCATCAATCGAATTCCATTCTATATCACCCGACGCGTCAAATGACAAACCAGCACCGAAAACGCGAATATTGGTGTCGGCGGTTGGATTGACGTTGATCAACTTCACCCAATCCGATGAAAACCGAACATCGGACGTGATTGTTATTTTCAAAATAGTTCCCCCCGCCGTTATGAATGAATTTGACCCCGAAACAACAACGCCCGTGTCGCCAATCGTTAACGGGGTGTTTAATGCCGTCCATGAACCATGCGAAACAGTAGCGCCGTTGTATAGTTCAAAAATCTGACCTTGTTTCAAACGGTTGTTTGATGAATTTAAAATTTGCGATTGTAACGAATTAGTGACAACAACCGACGCCCAAATTTCAGAAAACAACGGCGGTTTGTGATTTCCGCCGACGACGTGATCACCAACTCCAGGCGATCCATCTGTCAATGAATCTTTCAGTTTAACTTCACGAACTTGATACGTGTCAAAAGTCCCCGAAATTTTGAAGTTTTCATTCCCCGCGGGGTCAAAAGTTATATGTTCTGACCAATAGTTGACGTCCGATCCGATTTCCTTCGCCACCGAATGAACGGGGACGTGGTAAAATTCCCCATTCGCAAAAACGACCCCTTCTGAAATGTCCCAATTCAAGCCGTTTGAAACGACATCCACGCCCCACAGTCGGATGATTGGATTCGAAGAACCCGACAACCCCAAACCGATCGCGTTGAAAACTTCGCGTTGTGCGGTGTCTAAAAATCTTAAATCATCCGAATCGAAAGGCATCCCGCCGATGTTCGTTGAAATTAGTTTGTTCATTTTCTTAATTTATTACAAGTTAATAGCCCCAAGGATTAATTGTTTGCGTAACTAAATAGCTTTTACCCGCGACAACAAATTTGTCGACCTCGAAACGGATCAACGCAATCAACGCGGAATTCAAAACAAGCGGGGCGGGGACGTAGACGATGAAATCAAACCCCGCGGTGTTTTCGTTCTTATTGAACATGTACATCCGATCTGATGATGATTCGGATTTGTTAAATATATGCGTCCCAACTTGTTCGGCCTTGTTCCAAATCGCGGGCGTTTCCAACACGGGGCGGTTGATGATTTGATAGGTTTGATTAGTTGCGTCAAATTTTAAATTCAACCATTTTTCCAGATATACAGACTGACCGTTGAATCCTAGATTAAACGTCGTTGTCGCGCGATACGCGACAAACAAAACGTTAACTTGTTGCAACCCCCACAAACAAATTCCGATCCATTGTTTCCAACGGTTCGTCCGCCAAAACCAAGGGGTCAAATTATTTGCGAATTGGGCGAAATTTACATCAAACATCGTTCGCGGAAATATAAGTGATTGTTGAATTTGGTTCGTCTAAAACGGCGTGACCCGCAAATGTGTGATAATTCATATTGATCACCGCATAAGCATAACCCCCAAATTTTGATGATGCCGAAACCATTGTCGGATCGACAACACCGACAATTGTTTGAAGATTATCAACCAATGACGTCACATTCAACACGCCGTTGAATGGCAAATCCTTTATAAACGAATTGATCGAATCAACGACGGGAAACACCGCCGCGTTCGTGATCAACGACCCGTCGGGGGCGATGATTAAAGGATCAAAAACAACATTCAAATCAACAATTATATCGTCGGGATCATCTGAAATGACCGAAAAAGTTGTTCCCGCATAAACTATGCGATCGATATATGTTTCTAACGCCGAAATTTCGGGCGCGGATAATTTTTCGGGATCGCCTGAAACGTCAAGTTTTGCCACTTTGAAAAGGATTTGAAAACCCGAAACAACGACCGCGCATCGTTTCACTATTTGGTTTGCAGTCACTACGGGGTTGTAAGCGAATTGAACGTTATTCCAATCGAACGAATCCCCCAATTGAAATTCCAATGTTCGATCGCGCAAAAACGTTAGTGTTCCCCATTCGCGCCCGACGTGTATCGCCTCGACTTCTGTGATATGTTTATCAAACAGTAGTTCATGAACGTGCGTCGCGACGGCCATTATCCACAACCACAAACGCCAAACGGCGACAACTGATCCCGACGACAAATCGGTTTTCAAATCCGTCGCCGTGGTTGATGTTGGCGTCAAATCCGTCAAATCGGGTTGTGATGTTTTTATCGTGATTAATTCATTGTAAATCGTTTCGACCGATCGCGCCATTTTCTTCGTTTTTAATTTATAAGCAAAAAATAAGAGGATGTGTTAATTCACCGCCCCGCTAATGACAACCCAACCGTAAGACGCCGAAAGATATTCAAAAACAACACATTGATCCTTCACGTTCAATGTCAGGTTTGAGTTCGACGAACTATCCGCGCAAAAACGTTGCCCTGAAGGTTGAAACCTCATCAAACATGAATTCGTACCGAAAAATCGACGAACATCGGTGATACCAAATCGATCGCCGACCAATGGGGTTGCGGGGGGCGCGACAGTAACAGCCCCTCCCGATGTTTGAACGGGATGAATAACACCGACGACCGCCGTGAATGATCCCGTTTGAATGGTTGTACTTAAAACAGGCATCGCGGCGATTGCCGCCCGTTCGTTTGGCGTTAACCATTTCCGCGTTGATGATTCAACGACCTTGTCCGCGTTGTCATCCGTTGAATGGAACAATGAATCGATCAAATCGACGAATTCCGATTCAATTGGAACGTCACCCGTATTGAAAAAGCCTTTCAAAGTTGTACGATTGCTCATTTCTTTTTTTTATTATCCTATTTGAAAACTTGCCCCGACAATCATTCCCCCGATCCCAATCGGGGCGGTTTGAAAATTCGTTGGGTCGGTTGCGTCCCATGGCGCGCGATTAACGGGGATGTGATTGTTTTTTTTATAGATAGCCAAAACGTTGAAATCTAAATAATCAACCGTCCCGCGGTCAATGATATTTCCCGTTTGATTAATCCATGAAATCGACGAATCATCATTGGCGACGATGAGAAACGAAAACGCGTCAACGATCGTTCCCCCCGCCGCCAATAATGCGTCGAAAATGTTTTGTTGTTCCTTTATTTCAACCCCGTCAATCATTGTCCCTTTCGAATTGCGTCAATTGATATTTTGAAATCACCATCAACATCGACCGATTTGACGTCAAAATTGTCGGCGGTTAAATGTTTGGTTATTAAGTTTTTTACCCTCGTAGCGGTGACGCCTGAATTCAAATTACTAATGATCCCGACGCCGATTGTTGGCGTTTCGTAAAATTGCCCCGCTTTCGCGTGTAATATTGTTTGAATGTTTTGTTGATCAGATTCGCCGATCACAAAATCACCGTTCATGATTTGCAAATTGTAGTCAGATTCCCCCAATTGAATGTCGATCGCCTTCATATTTACAAAGCTATGAAATTTGACAAACCGTCGACGCGGTTGTTGCGCCTGTTTGCGCCGTCGCCGATCCCGCCGTCGCGACGGGAATTCCTAACGGGACGGTCAAAGTTGCGGATCGGATGTACTGATCAACGGCGTCGGAAATAGCCGTAGCAATACGATCGATTGAATCGCCCGTTGGGTCGGTTGATTCCTTTTCGTTTTCAAACGCTTGTTTGATCGATGTTTTCAGTTTTAATTTAACTAATGCCATTATTCAAAGAGGTTTTCTATATCCGTTTTGATCGGGGTTAATTCCGCGTAATTTATCGGGGTTGCCGACGCGCCCGACGGCGTTGGAACGGTGATTTTTTCAATCATCGCGATCAGGTCATTCAATATTTTTTTAAGGTCCGCTTCTCCGTTCTTGAACAGGACCGTGTCAAATTCAGTCATCAATGAAATGAACGCGTTGTGATCATCTAAAAACGTAACGACAACCATTGAACCAACGGTCGGATTCATAATCAACCCCAACGAATCACCCTTTGTTGGTGAATATCGAACACCAAAAATTTTGGGCGATCCGTCGATTGGGTTGACCACACAAACGCGTTTCCCCGTGTCAACGGTTGACACCTCGCAAATGATCGAATAAATTTCCGACGCCGTATCGGTTAATTTTTTCACCGCGTCACGTATGTTTTGCCCTTTTGCCATTTTAACACGTCTAATTTGAATGATTTCATCAAGTAACAACTAAACACCCGTGTCTAACGATTGGTTTGATTTACGACGATTTTCGCCGTTTTTAACTGCTTTTCTTACCTAACGACACAATTTGCCGAAACCCCGCGTCAACACTGAACGTTGTTTCAACGCTTTTCACGCCGTATTTCGTGATCCCATCGCCACGTTCAGGATTCAATTTGTCGGTCAATGTAATTTTGTCCCCGTGTTTGATCATCGGTTCGCCGAACATTTCAAACGATCCACGAAAACCCGTGAATTTCAAATCATCCAAATGTTGTTCCGCTAATTTTCTCAACTCCGATTCCGACGTGATGTTGTACGCGTTGAATGTTCGTTGTTCACCCGTTCCGTCGCCGACTTCGACCGTCAATTTTTTGTTATCGGGCAAAATTGAAATCGCTTTGACTTTTATTTTGACATCCTCGGCGTTTTCATACGTCAACCCGTCACCCTTCCCCAAAGGGATATCTATTTGAAAGGAAACGTCATGATCGATCCCGACGTTGTTGATGTATGGCAACCCCGCGATCAACGTTGACCCCCTGAACCACGCCCGAACACCGTGTGATTTCCTGATTTTGTCTAATACTTGCGCCAACGTTGAGTTTTTCACCCTGAACGGCCCGATCTCAGCGTCGATAGCGTCAACGGTGATCGCGTCGGGTTTCAATTCATTGATCAACGATTCAACGGTCGCCGATTCGATCGACATGTTGTGTGATGTTTGTTTGCACAAATACGCGTGATCCTCACATTTTATTTTCGTCACAACCCCCGCTTCGATCCCAACAACGAAGCCGATGAAACGCGATTCCAAATTGGGGTGATATCCCGCTTTGATTTCAACGGGATCACCGACGTTTATTATTTCTTCGATCCGCTTTTTTTGTTTTTTATGGATAACCGTTCGCGGAACATTTATTTCGGCCGTATCGGTGAACGTGTCCCATGATGAAATGACGTTGAACATCTTCACGAATGTCGTCGTGATTTCCCCGATCGATATTTCACAAATTAGCCTTTTCATTGTAGTTCAATGGGGGTGTCTGACAATAGCGTGATCGCAAACGGTTGAACATTTAGGAAACCCGAATTTTGGGTCATCCCGTAAGATTCAACAACGACATCGGTGATACCAAAATGTGACAAGAATTCCGACGTAACACCGATCGATTCGGGAATTGACATTAATTTGATGAATTTCTTTACATCGGCGGCGGGATATTTGTTCGGGTTTTCCGACACAATCGCGCCATTCACGGAAATTTGAAAATCCCCGTCAGACGTGTATTCCTTCACCGTTCCGTTTTTTCCCTGGACCGATGTTTTGACAATGTTTTTCGACCTTCCAATTTGAAACAACACCGTGTCGATCCGCAACCCTTCGAACGTTTGATCAATACCATCTATATCGGTAAACGTTCCCGTCGTGTTCAACACGGGGTCGGGTTCAAATATTAAATTGGAAAAAACGGGCGTTCCCAAATACGAAATTTGATCGGATTGATCATCGTCGGGATTTGAGGGGTCGAAAATGTACGATCTGACCGCGCCCGATGCGACACCCTTCAAAAGTGTTCGGGTGTCCAACACGAACGGCGAATGACCTATTTTAGCGACAATTGATTGCCCCGCGTCCAACAATGTCGGTTTGAATCTATTGTTTGGGTGTGATGTTTCGATCATTTCTATTTAGTCAATTGATGATTGTACATCATTAACCGCGTTTAATAGGGTTTCCAAAACCATGTCGCGGATTCTTTGGTTTGATGTTTCGATGTTTTCGGTGTTGATACTGAAATTTTCAATCAACTTGTCAATATTGATGATGAAGTTTTTCGGCGATGAATTAGAACCGCCACCAACCCCCGACCCAATATCGGAAGCCCCCGCCGCCGTTGTTCCTAGACTGTTTTTGTTACCACCCAAAGGAACGAACGGCGAATTGTTGTTCGGGTCGTTTGGATCGTCGGGATTGTTCGGGTCGTTTGGACTGTTCGGGTCGTTTGGACTGTTCGGGTTGTCGGGATCGTTTATTTTCGGGTTCACATTGGCGTCAACTTCAACATCTAACCCGAAAAACTTTTTCAGCTTATTCCATTGCTCTTTTAACCAACCAAAAACGGCGTTGAATTTCTCGATTATCGTCGCATAAAGTTCGGGGAAAAGTTTTTTGACGCCCTGAACCAACCAATAGATAGGATTCAGTTTTTTAACAACGTCCAGCGCTATTAACATATATTTTTTGATAGTCGGCGCGAATTGCATCAACCAATCGATGACGCCCGAAATTGCCGATTTCAACATGTTAAATTGAAAAACTAATGAATCCCATATCAAAGAGGCAACAAATGAAATGACTTTTCCGATCCCGTCAAGTATTTTTCGAAAAACTTCGAATTCATTGTAAGCCCACACGACCGCGCCAATCAACGCCGCGATACCTACCGCGACCCAAACGATCGGATTCGCGAACAATGCGGTGTTCAGTAACCATGTTTGAATTGCCATGAACCCCATGACCGAACCTAAAACCCCCAACGCGGTCGCTAACCCTAACAACAACGGTTTGTTTTCCGAAACGAAAACCATCAACCCCGTGATCGCGGGCATCATCGCCGTTAACACCGTGGTTTTGATGTCTTGAAACATGGTGTTCATGGCGAACAACCCGTCGGTGTATGCGCCCGACGTGTTTTCTAGGTTATTAAGTTCCAAATCAATCGTTTCCAATGATTTTATAAAAGCTAACCCCGAATCTTCACCCGCGCCCTTGAAAATATCCGCGACGATGGTTTTTTGTGCTGAAATATCGAAATCATCCATCACGCCGACGATTTTTTGCATCGCTTGAAACGGTGAAAGCGCGCCCGAATTCATGTCGTTCAACAATCCCGCCGCGTCGATCCCTATATTGTTAATAGCATCCCTTTGTGTAGTTGTCATTTCGGTCAATGACAAGGTCATTTCCTTCACCGAATCGAACGCCTTATCATCGTAAATCCCATCTTTCGACGCTTGCGTGATCAACGCAATTGATTGCGCGGCGTCTAATCCCGCCTCCTTCATAAAAACGGGATATTCGGTCAATTGCTTCAAAAATTCACCGTTCGCGTTTGCGCCCTTCTGAAAACCCGCTACGATCAAATTCATGTTTGATTCCATGGATCCGCCGACCTGTTTTGTCATGGCGTTCGCCGCGCGCAAAATCTCGGTCGTTTCCCCTCCGTAAGTAGCTGAAATAGCGTTCGCGTTGCTGATAAGGTCGTCCGATGCTTTTCCCGATTCCCCCGTGTATGACATGACCGCCGCGCGCATTTTCGCAAATTCGCCCGTCGCTTGTGCAAATTCCCGCAAACCCAACGCGGCAACCGCCGCGCCCGCTAATGATTTCATTTTATCAAACGATGAATTCAACCCGTCGGCGGATTCCCGCGTGTCATCCAACGCGTCATCCGCGTCACGTAATTTTCCCGAAAATGAATCTTTTAATTTTATTACAAACTCTTCGATTTGCGACATTTCTTATCCTTTTTTCAAACCTTCTCAGTTAAACCGATTACGTTTTTCCTATGGTAATTGATTGCATATTGTAACTCACTCCACGTTTGCGCGAATTCATCATCGGTCAATTGACGGGGGTCTATATGTAAATAGAAACGGATCAACGAATTCATTTTTGTGATTTCCGCCGATCCGTTTTTTCCGTTTAAACGGGTTTCCTCTAATTTTTTTTTAACGTCGCCGCCGTTTTGCTTATCGTTTGAAACGCTTGCATCGCCGCGGGGATCAACAAATCGTCGTCGGTTTTGATTTCTTCATCACCGCCCAACCAACAACCCAACAACACGATTTCACCCGCGCGAACATATTGGGGGCGACCCTGAATTGGCATCGCATAACCTAAGGCCGCCTCTACCGTGTGACGGTCGGGTTTTCTTAAATATGCTTTTTTCCCTTCGACTTCGATGATGTATTTCGTCCCGTCGGGCATTTGCTTGTTTTTTTCAGGCTTTTCAACGCCTTCTTGACCTTTTTTTTCCATTTTGTTTGTGTGTGAAATGGTTTTGAAAATATGTGATTTTTAACGAAAAAAAACTACCATTCGATATGGCTTATGATCAAATCAAATGACGTAAGTAAATCAGTGTCATCCAATGACCCCGAAACCTTGTCAGTTGTGAATTCGGCGTTTTTCAACGTGTGTTTTGTAGGCGATTGCGGGTTTCCGAACACAACAACAACGTCGAACGCGGCGATCGCGTTCAACGAACGGTTTGGGGCGGCGGCTCTTAATGCCTGAACATCGGTCATCGAAAATTCAATCGACGCCGACGCTTGGATCGTTCCACGGCCACGCGAAACGGGACGACGCCCCGCGCCCATGTTGTTTTTTTTCTCTTGTTCTTCGCCGTATTCAATCGAAGTAACCGACGCAATCGGAACGCCCGCGATGTTGACTAATATTTGCGCGAAGTCATACGCTTCGCCGTTGATTAAAGGTGTCATTTTTTTTTAGATTAAAAGTTCATCATTAAACCGCAACGGCGAATCCGATGTTTGTGGTAATTGTTGCCGCAACACCAACGGGAACGATCGCGACCGCGATGATCAGGTTTGATGTCGACAAAACGGGTTGCGCGGGGTCGATCTTCACTGAATATGCTGAAACCTCACTGTCACGAACCATTCCGTCTAATGCGCGTTGACACGCGTTTTCGAAAACGGCGATCGTGTTTTGGGTCAATGTTCCGTCACCATTCAAAACCAACGGCGAATTCAGATTCGGCAACATAAAGGTCCGAACGTTTCGGATTGCCTTGTCCATGGTTCTGTTATTTTCTATCGTGGAAAAATCCCCCGATTGAACACCAAACGTTCGTCCAAAATTGGCGAATGTTCCGTTTGTCCCCGTGTGAGTTTTCAGGAAAATATACCCCCTATTATTCAACACCAATTCCGCCGCCGACGTGATTGTTTTCAACAATTCGCCCGACGTCAATTTCGGGATGGATAACTCCGCATCTTTTGCCATGTCGAATTTTCCAACCCAACCGATTGATTCGTTAACCGCCGACGATGAAATCACACCCAAAACCGCCCCGACCGCGGGAACGCTTTTTGACGATGATGTTTCCAACGCTTGCCCGACGTTTGATGAATCCGCACCGATCACGACCGAAATGTTTTCTTTGTCCAACGCCGCCCCGTCCAAATAGTCGGTCAAATCCGTCAATCCTGAATCATCAAACCCGATCAAAACGTTCAACGACATGTCATCCGATTTCAGTCCATTGACAACCGTTTGAATGGTTGTTGGTACTAGATCAGTCCCTATCCTAACAACGGATGATCCCGATAAATCACAAACCCCGATTTGACGGATTTCACCGTTTGCGTGTTTTTGCAAATCATCGATTTCCGTGAATGTCGTCGTCATCCCCGTCAAAACCTGACATGAAATCCACAATTTCCCGTTCGGATTTTGATTGAAAAATTGTTGGATTTGATACCATTCAAACGCGTGGTTTGCTGAACCTTGCGCGATGCCTAACGTTTCCGCCTGTTCCAACGAATAAACCGATTTATTTCGATCAGTTGTCGAAAACCCCGACGGTAAAGTGTCATTGAAAAACATCAACGCGGAAATGTGATCGTTGTTTGGTAGCGCGCGACCCAAGCCGCCCGCGCCCCTTACAAATAATATTTTAGAAGTTCCCATTTTTGGGGGTTTTTTAGTCGTTACTAATTACGATTTTGAATCGTTTTTTTTGATCGGTTTCTCTGTTCGTTCTACCTTAACGAATTTAACCGTCAATTGCGGGTTGAATTTCTTCGCGAATTTCTTCGCGTAAAATTCGCCGTCATCGGTCGCGGGGAACGTTGTTCCGTCCCCCGTGATCCAATGATCATTTTTCGTCGAATTCTTCATCCGTCCTTTATACCTGGTGCAACGTGATGACACCCGCCTCACTTGTACGCAAGGCCGATGAACCAATCATCACCTCGGCCGACATAACGCCGCCATAATAATCAGCCTTTTCAACCTCGGCAAACACCTTGATCGCTCCCATGGCGCGCGAAACGTGATCAGCATGACAAGCGATCCCCGCGAAATGATCCGTCGACGCGCCCGCATGTGTAACGGCACGCAACGCCAACGCCGACGTCAAACGGTTTGCAATTCCGACCGAATAAATGTCGAAACCAAAAATTCGATCAATAATCCCGTCCAATAGTGGATTCGCGTTCATTGCGTCCCGCTTTGATGCGTTCGCGTCATCGAATAATTGATAATACATGTCAGACGGCAAAATCAACATTCGTCCAATTTTCGGAACGCCTTGTTTGTCCATCAATTTCGCACATGCGCGGATGTCCTTCATCATCAACGCGTTTCGCGTTCCCGTCGCGGATGGTGCTAACGCTAACGCGTCGGCGGTTCCCGTTGTCGCGACCTTGTTCGCTACTGTTCCCGCCCATCCGTGAATGATTTCAAGACCCGCGCGTTCGGTCAACACATTTGTATGTGATGCCAAAACCGACTTTCTTTTGTCGTACGACGTCTGCAGTTCGTCAACATCCGTCACTACAATCGGGTCGGTTGTCAGCGATTTCATTGAATATTCTTTTGTGGTGTCAGTTCGCGTCGCGATCGTCGCGGGGAACGATGTACGATTGACAACGATCGAAGGATTCGCGCCCGCTTGCGGAACGTGAACCGTTTTCCCCGAAATGAACATGTTGTGATTCAACGCGCGTTCCGTGAATTCTAAACCCTGAAATAAAACGTCCTGAATGTCTTGCGCCCAAATTTCTTTTTGAATGGCCATGATTTTTTTTTTGCTTTTTAACTCTTAATTAATTCACTCGAAATTATTCGATTGCTTATTTTTCCACGTCGTTCGGGTGCTTCACCCCGTATTGATTGAAATACATTTTGTTGAACATTTTCACATCCTCTTTTTCGATACGATTCAACAACGCGTTGTCGGTTTTTTCTAATTCACGAAACGACTTACCGTTGATCAAAATCGACAAATCGGCGTCGGGTTTTCCGTCATTTAGCAAGTCCATAATTTTCGCGGCTTTCACGGGAACATTTTCGACGATCGCGTTGAACGCTTTTTGATTTTCAATCGCTAATTCAATCATCGCGGCGCGTGATTCCTTTTTGATTTGCCCCGCCGTGATCGCTTTGTCAACGTCCGCGGTTGCGACAACTTTTTTCAACGAGGTGATTTCCGTCGCGTTGGCGGCGATCGTCGCGTTGGCGTCGTTCAATTTACCGTCAACAATTGCGGCGTTTTCTTCAATAACTTTCACCGCGTCAATGATTGCGGTTTCGGCGGCGTTTTCCGCTAGTTTTAAATGTGATGTCAAATTTATCATCTTCCTTTTTTGAATTTCGGTGTTGGGTTTGTTATAGATTGTTGTCGCCCGATTCACCATCGCGGCGACGTTTGTTTCGCCCTTGAATATGTTTTCGAACTTGCGTTCCGTGTCAATTACCTTGTCAACCAAACCACGCGACAATGATTCCGCCGCATCGAACCACGTTTCCGCCGTCATAATGCTTGAAATTTCATCCGTCGTCATTGTTGTGTTCTTGTCGAAAATAACAATTAGCATTTGACGCACCGCGTCGACGGCTTTTTGTTGCTTTTCGTCCAACGCTTCATTTCCTGAAAATGAAGGATCATGAATCATTATTCGTCCAAAATCAACAATCGATCGTGTTTTTCCGCCCATGGCCAAAACGCCCGCGATTGAAGCGGCTACACCTTCGACATGTGTGTTGATAATACCATCGAACAATTGCATCGAACGCAAAATAGACAAACCGTCAATGACTGACCCGCCGCCCGAATTGATGTGAACGTTGATCGTCGTTATCCCGTTCCGCCCCAACCATTCGATTTCGTTCGCGAATTGCTGACCATCAATTCCCCACGCGCCGATTTCAGAAAATATAAACATCGACGCGGTGTCCGATGTCATGTTTTTGACGTGTTTCAATTCCATAAATACAAATCTAATTTTTTAACGCGACCGTTAAGCCATTTTAACACGCGTTAATCCTTCTTTACAGTTCGGGGTATGTAAACACATGCAAAACAAACGATCGTTCAACCTCGAAGTCCATGGGCGTTAATAATGCTTTGAATTCACACCACGACACCGCGGGGTTTCATCACCGCCCGCGGATTTGTAATCCTTCCACGCGGTCGATTCGGAAATGTAATGACGCAAAGCAAAATCGCGGATCACATCCGCGACCCTCTCGTTTTTACGCGAATTGATTTCAATCACCAAATCATCGCGGCGGCGTTCAATGTTTTCGGGGTTTCTGTTCATCAATCGTCGGGGTTGTCCGATCCGTATTGCGGGGTTAAACCGAAATTTGGAATCGCGTTTGGCGGGGTTGGTTGAACATCCGCGTGTTGTTGCAAAGTTTTGATTATTCCCGTTGTCGTTTCATCGGCGAACGTAATGCAGTCGATTATTTGAAATTTGAACGTGATTTGATGATCTACAATTTGTTCATGTTGCGTGTCCATCATTTCGTTCATCCGATAAAATCGACCAAATTCATCGGCGTCAATCGCGGCGATTGCGGCGGAAACAGAATCGGCGATTTCGAAAACCTCATCATCAATAGTTGGATCGATGCCAAACGAACGAACCCCGACATGAAAAACGATTTCACCCGCTAACGCGCGTTGAATATTCCCCACGCCGTTCGGGTTTTTCATTTGCCGCCAATCAATCGTCGTGATTTCCCATAATACACACGGGAATTCCAACGGGTAGTCCCGATTATCATCAAATTGCCCATTGAAACCACGAAACGACCCAATATTGGGGATCGCTTCGACGGCCGTTTTTATGGCGTTGATCATTTTCGTTTTAGGTGATAACATATTTTTTTTACTTTTTCAATGCCTGTTTAAATCGTTTATGTAAGATCAATCGGATCGACAAATTCAATTTGTGTGATTCGCCGATGAATTGACGTTTGGTTTGTCCCCCCGTCCCGCGATTGTGAAATTTGCCATAATTCAACCCGTAAGAGCCGACGACTATCGTTCTAAATGATGCCTTTCGACGTTTGATTGATTTTCGAAGATCGCCCGAATCAACCAAAATCGCCCGCCGTTTTTTCGTTCTCTTGTCCGCGCGATTTGGGCGTTTGATTTTCGCCCATGGGGAAAAACGGTCATCCGTGAATCCACCATCCCGAAATGATTTTTTGAAATGCTTCACCGCTTCGATTGCAATCAATTTCGGCGTTTCCGATTTGATTTTCTTGACCCGTGTTTTGATTATCTTGAAGTTGATCGGCATATTCTTATTCTTTGTTATAACCCTTTGTTATCTCCTTCTCGTTTCCGAAACACCCCCGTTCGTTTACCGAAATAGGGGTTTTCGTTTTCCGAAATAGGGTCATTCGTCCAAATGACGACCGAATTTCGGCGGCAATCCGAACATGTTTTTCGCCTCAACCTTGTATTTGTCCGCGACCGTGAAAGCGGGATGATCGGCGGCGAACACTACGCGATCCAATGCGGGGTTCATTTTGAACAATTCGGGCGGATCAACGACGGATTTCATGTATTTGTTCGACGTTTGTTTGAATCCGATCGCCGTTCCTGATTCCTGATCAACATCACAACGACATCGAAACCCGTTCGGCGGGAAATGCGTTTTCCAAAACTTATCGTTTACGCGCCGCGTGATCCCGTCGAAATCTTCATGATCAGGGCGAACCCGTTCGTCGCCTACCGTGTTATAAGTTAGGAACTGAAATTGATCTTTGTCATCCTGAATGTCACGCCAAAATGACGCCCCGCGTCCCATGGCGATCGACGTTCGGAATTCGGTTTCCAAATGTGTGTCGTGTGTGATTCCGAAATAATTCATCGCGTCTAATTTGAAATCACTGAACGAACGTTTGATCCCGTCGTCATCCCATATCAACGACCCCATAAAATCGGCGGAATGATGCGATTTGAACGCGGAAAAAACGTGAATGTTGTCACGCAAATCGCCCAACATTTCCGCGTCCAATTTGGATAAATCCGCCAATCCTTTTTCATCAAACAATGACATCCCATAACCTTCGAACAATCCGTCGTCCAAATGTTCGGCGGTTGCGATGTACAAGTCCAACGACGGATCGAACCCCGTCACCGTCCCCGCGAATACTTGCGCCAAAAGTTCGGCGATCTGTGCGTCGGTGAAATTCATTTTTTCCCTTTTGCTTGTTCATACAATTTCGTCGTCGCTACTAGAACGCGTTGACTATTTGTCAAACCGTTTGTTGGATCGCTGAATCCGCCCGATGTTTTCACCGCGTCGATCGGCGTTCCGAATTGTTCCGTGATCCATTCGGGCGAAATTTCAAAGAACGGGGCGAAAGTTTTCACCGCTTCGCGCTTCTGATCCAATGTCAGTTTTTCCGTGTAGTCAAATGCGAATTCGAACCCGTCGGGGATCATACCATGTAAAACCATTAACGGAATTAATTTGTTGTTGACGGCGTTCGAAACGAATCGTTTATCGGCGGCGGTGTAAGTGTTGAACGTGCGTTCGTGCGCTTCGACTGAACCGACGAACGATTTTTCATCCGTCGTCCCCGTTTGCCCGACAAATAGTTTTGATATTTCGGAATTCACCGTCGTCGCCATTTCCTTGAAAACGTTATAGGCGTCACGGTTGTTCGATTCTATTAATTCCAGGGTGTCATTGATGTCAAACGTTCCCCACGACATAGATCCCATGTTTTCCAACATGTCGTTCATGTTTTCCCGCTTCACGTTGTTCTGAACATCCGTTCGCCCGATTCTTATCGGCGCGCCGAATAGGTCCGCGTATTCTGACCACGCCGCCAAAACATCCTTTTTGTAAATCAAAAAAGGTATCGCATTATTCATCACCCCCAAATCGAAACGATCACCAACACCAACACACCAATCAGAATAAGGTGGGTCGATAAATGATTTCATTTCCTTCGACCCTAACTTCAAACGAACCGACGACATTTCGGGGACGACGTATTCGCGCGGAACAAGTTCGACCGACTTGAATTTATCGTCGACTATTTCGTCCAACTGAATCAATGAATAACCGTAAAACCGCGCGTCAATTGTCAATTCTAAGAACCTAACAAACCATTCGTTTTGGATTTTCAACGTTTGATCAACGTCACGTTCGGCGTCGCCCTTTTTCCGTAGGAAATAAGGGGTCGACAAAACGGCGTTCGTTCGTGTTGACATCAACGACCGCAAATGCGGGTCACGGTCCACTTCTTTGAACAAACGTATTAATTCCGTTCGATCGGGGGTTTTTATGGATTCCGCCAACGCAACCGCGCCGACCCACTTTCCGATATTCGCCCGCGATCGGGTCAATTGGGTTTGAATGACTGTTTTGTATATCGCGCCCGAATCGGGGCGTTTTTTATCAACGTTTTGAAGGTTATCGACACCTGACCCGCGACCGACTTCAATATTTGTGAATGGTATTTTCATCTTTCTAATATATTTTTGATTCACGTTCGTTTGAACCCCAACCGATCGACGCGGGGATGACGTCGGTTTCCTGATCCCATGGGGCGGAAATAGTGTATTTCGCCGCCGATTTCAAAAATGAAATTGCGTCATCGCGGCGCGTGATGCGATGTTCGGGAATCTGTTTCGCCGACACCCGTGAATGTATGCGATACAAAATCAAATCGACCATGAATTCGACGATTAAAGGATCACGCGGGTCGGGTGATAGTGACCAATCATTCAGCGCCGACGGCAACCCGCCCGTCGTGTCGGTGACGCAAACATAAAATTTTTGATCTGTTTCGTAGTAAACAACCGCGCCGACGGAATAAGAATCCGAAACGTTCCAATTGCCTATCAAAGCGAATAGGACCGCGACGTCATATTTCCCGATCAAATAGGATTTGATTTCAGTAATTGACGCCAATTCGGCGTCGATCATGATCGTTGAATCGTTGGCGGTTATCGATGCCAAATGTTCTTCACGGATCGATCGTTCGATGTCGCGGGTTTTGATGAAAATCATGTAAGTGTTTTTTTGTAAATGTACAAATAATGGTTAATAAGACTTTCGCCGCGTCGGTTTTTGGGTTTGAATGTTCCGTTTGTCCGCGTCAACCGATCCGTGTATAAAATCACGGAACGCGGATTCGAACAATGTCGTGAACAAATATTCACACGCGTCGGTTGCATGGCCGTATTGCTCAAATGAAACGCCCGTCATTTTGTTTGTGATGCGTTTCTTTGATTTTTTCCCATCGGCGGCGGTTTTGCACAACTGAAAATCATCAATCGTCACGACGCATTTTTCAGCAAATCGGATCCGAAAAACGGTCGGGTCATCGTTGTCGAAAATCGAATTTATCCATTGTCCGCGGTTGATGATGTTCGGGGCGGATGGTTGAACGCGATTGATTGGATTCAGCGATCGCAATTCATCGAATATGATGGTGAAATCGTTTCGCCCTGATTCGGATCGGGTGTCACGTGACGCGCCCGACGGGTCGCCGTAAATGTGAACGCCGCCCGTGTGTTTGTTGTAAAGTGAACGAACCCGTTTCGCGGCGGATGGGGTGTTGTTCAACGGGTGTTCCAAACAAATTTCATCGATACACCACAACGTCGTCGACGTGATCATGTCGTCGTCATCCCGATCGTGTTTCACTTGCCAAACGCAAACGGTGACGTGTGGAACGACGTTAAAATCGAATGTAACATGCAAAGGGGCGGCGGGATCGTACGACGGCGGGTCGCCAATATGAACCCCGACATTGAATTGTGAATAAAATTCCAACCCCGTGATTGGTTCACCCCACATCCCCAAAACATAGATTTGAAACAATCGCGGGTTCGATTTGAATCGTGTCGTTAATACTTTTTTGTATTCATCGTCGATGAACATGTTGTCACGGAATGTCGATTGATGCGTCAACACGTCGACGGATGGGGTGTCGAAAAATTTGGATTTGATCCAATGGCGTTTCGACACGGGGTTGAATGTCCCAATGATTTGTTTATAAAAGGCCGTGACGCCCCGCAAACGTAAATCAAGTTGATCAATGTCACCTTCATCGAATTCGGTGATCTCTTCACACCAAACCCCCGTGACGCCAACGATCGATTTGATTTTTTCGGGGTCGTCGATTCCTGAAAACACGAATTCTGATCCCGTCAAAATATGTTTGATTGACCGTTCCGTTTTGTTGATTTGAATGAAGGGCGTGTGACCACATTCGCCGATGACGTTCATGATCAAATCCCAAACCGATCGTTTGATGTCGACCCCGTGTTTTCGACAAACCAAAAATCGATGACCCTTTTCAGAAATGAAACGCCCGACCAATTTTTGCGCGACGACGACGGATTTTCCCGCACCCGCCCCGCCCTTCAACATCAAATAACGTTCGGTTGATAGGAACACGGATTCGAACGCGGGGTTGTATTGGATTTGATGTTCGTCAATCATCCGATGCGGGGTTGTGTTGGCTAGGTTGTGATGATGCGGGAATGAACACGACCGACGGCGGGGATATTTCCAACGGCGTGTCGGGAACGTCCACGGGTTTCGCGAAAGCGGGATCGCGACGCGATAAATAGAATTCGATCAAACGTTCGGACCCGTTGGTGATGGCTTTCATCATTTTCGAACGAACGAAATCAATTTGCATCGCTTCGATCTCATCCATCAATTCGGCGAAATCGTCGGGATTGTTTCGCCAATCCGCCAACGTCGAACGACTGATCCCCAATTCATCCAACGCGGGCTGATGTATTCCCCCTGACAACTTCAACAATCTAATGAATTCCATTTGACGAACACGTGTTCGTGTTTGCGCTTTCAACGTCTTTTCACCCGATCGTTTTTTGTGACGGCCACACGTACAACCAACCGCGCATTTTTCCGACCCGTTCCGTCGTTTTTTTTTCGGCGCCGCGTCGGCGCGCGTGTCGGGTGATGGTTTTCGTTCGTTCATTTGGTAAAGATACCGATTCGGCCACATGAATCACAACAACGCCCCGAACGCCCCGAACCCTTCATCGCTTAAATCATCCGAATTTGGCGATGCAACGCCCAACACCTTCGCGGCAACTCCATACACGACACGGCGATCGTTCGTTGAAAAATGATCCTTTAAAATCGATATTTGCCCCAATGTTTCACACGTTATCGTGAATTTGAATGTTTTTGGTTTGGGTTCGTTTTCCATGGCTTGAATTTCAGGTCAAAAAAAAACGCCCCGAATCGGGGCGTTTTCATTTTTTGGTAATTCTTTTTTTTTCAATCTATAATCTAACGACGACCCAATGCGTCATGATCTTATCCGATCCGATCACGGTCAATTCCCACGTGTTCGGGCTATAGGTATACTCCAACGATGGTTCATCCCACATTGTTCGTTGCATAAATGCGATAATCATTTCGTCCGTTGATTCAAAAAATGTTGTTCCGCCTGAACCCGTGAAATCAATGACAAGGGATTCGAATAACCCGTCGGGGAATTCCGCGCGCTGACCGTAACCCGATATTAATTCAGTTAAATCCGATTGACCTACAATTTGATCATCATCGATGTCGTATGTGTTTTGCCCCTGAAACGTCCAATTGGAACAAAAATTCAACAAAACGGCGGTGTTTTCGCAAAACACGTCGACGGCGGAATCGGCGGTCGTTTCTATTTTCAAAATAGAGTATTCCGACTGATCCATTTCGGAAGCTAATGTTTGCCCGTTAACGAGGAAAATCGAACACATAAGCATCAAACACAGGGTGATAAAATTTTTCATTTTTCTTTAGTTTAATTAAAAATATATTTGGTCGCTAAGATAGATGTTTTTTTTTCAAATCGCTTCGAAGGTGTTTTATAAGCCTTTCCCCGTCTTGAATGTTTTCATCCCATCCCTGTTGAAATTCACCGTTTAGTTCCTTTGTTGCTTCAAGCAATTCTTGAACTATTTCAATTTGTTCATTTAATTCCATTTTGTTTTTTGTGTGTTTCGGCATAATATTATTCTTTGTTATAACCCTTTGTTATCTCCTTCTCGTTTCCGAAATAGGGGGTTTCGTTTTTCGAAACACCCCCGTTCGTTTTCCGAAATAGGGTCATTCGGTTTCATCGCTATCAATTCCCTGGACTAACTCCCTTAACATTTCCAATTTGTAAAGGTATGCCGTGAAGGTACGGGACGACGGTTTGGATGATTGCACACGAACAATGAAACCATTGATCGATCGGATTGGATCATTAAACCGTTCACAATCGTTGAACGTGAACGGGGGGATCGGGCGTTTGACCCTTTCGGCCCACCATTCGATCATTTTTTTTGCGGTGATCATCAATTGTTCGTTCTGTTCTTTGAAAAACGACTGCGGGGGGTCGCTTTCAATCGTGTCGGCGCGTTTGGTATACTTTGTCCAATCGGATGAAAAAGTCACGCCACACCCCGCGGGTTGGCGTTGAATCCACATTTTGATCGACGCAACGAAACGATCTTTGTTTTCAGGGCGACACACCCGATCGATTCGGACGGTCGCCCCGATTGGCATCTTCTCTAACATCCGACACACTTTTTTGTCATATTCAATCGCGTTGATCATTTCAGGATTTTTGAGTTAACGAACAACATGATCGCGATTTTTTCACTCTGTGACAATTTTTTGCAACACTTCGCCAATTCACCGACGATTTGCGAAACGTGTCGGGGGTGTTCTTTTTTCCCCGCCGCGTCGATCGCGTCAATTTGCATTCGGGCGCGATTTTTCGTTGACCAATGTGAAATCGATTCGGCGTGTTTTTCCTGATGGATTTCACGCGTTTTTTGATCAGCGTAATCGAACGAACCAAATTGTGATCCGTTGTCGGTGTGACACACGATGATCGATCCGATTGATTCCGATAGGTTGAGCCGTTTTCCGAATATCAATTCACGATCTTTTTTCACCTGATCCGTTGTCGAATGTACGACGATGTAATTGTGCGATCCTTTTTTCGACGGTTGGCCACAATACATAAGGACGAGATTGTTGATTTTTTGGTTTTCGTTCATGTCTTTTTTATTACAATTAATGTAAAATTCAGAAACCTAATAAGAAACCCTAGGCCGCCAAATGATATTCCTATTAGGTGAAATGATCCAGTTCCCCAATTGCTTGTCAGTCTTATTTCCATGGTGCGGGGGTTAAAATGGTAGAATCCAAAAATGTCTGAATGAATGAGGGCGGTGTTTTCCGTCGTCGCCGATAACGGTGATATTATCGCCTTCATCAATGTCGCGGGTCACGGTGTAGTCTTTACCTGATGTCAAGTATTTCAACTTGTCCGCGTATTCTGAATAAGGTCGAACCGTTTCGCCCTTGAATGAATTATTTCTTTTCATGATTTTGAAATTACAGGGCGACATCCGCCGCCCCTGATTTTTTTATTGTTGTTTGAATTGTGAATGATAACGTTCGTTGATCAACGCCCAAAATGATTTTTTTTCGGCGCGGTTCATTAATGTACAATCCCAAATGTTTCGAATGATTAATTCGGCGGCGGCGATTTGCGAAATTGATTGTGTTGTTGGCTTGGTCATGGTGTTGAAATTACGGGGCGACATCCGCCGCCCCTGATTTGATTCGTTTAAATTGATTCGTTTGTGACCAACCATCCACGGCGGGCGATTTCCTTTCGTGATGACGTGTTATTTCGGAACGATCGTGATTTGTCTAACGACACGTTAACAAGCCCATCAATGATTTCGGTGATTGAAACCCGTCGAAAGTCAAAATTCGACATCGCCGTTCCATGGCCGAATGACTTAAAAATACTGATGTCCTTTTCCAACTTGTAAGATGTGAAAATTTTGAATTCCAACCCGTAATTCATATCAGGATCAAGGCCATTTTGAATGTAAAACATCAAGTTGTCAACCTTAAATTTTAATTGATCACATTTCAATTGAAACAAATGTTTCATCCCGAAATGATCGAATTGACGTTGACCGTAGCCCGATTTGATGAATTCATGAAAATCAATTGATGTCATTTCGAAAGTTGGATCGATTTCGAATTCAATGCGGGCGATTAATTGTTCTATATGAAAAATAGAATACAAAACGCCGAAATTTTTTGATACATGATTCCTGAATGATCGCGGCGACACGTGTTTTGAATCGCGTCGCGCATCGTTAATGCAATCCCTTAAAACTTGTTCAATTTTGGTGTTAACCTGTTGATAGTCAGTCACTTGCGCCGTTTCGGCGTCTTTCTTGGTACTTTTTTTCGTTTCGTTCATATTGCAAATGTAGATTAAACTGTTTAGTCTAGAAAGCGATTCGTCGAATTTCTTTTTTGGATTCGATCTAACGACACCCGCCGCCCGTTTCGGGCGTTTATCTGTTTCGGCGTATGTTTTGCCCTCAAACAATCAATCGTTCAATTTTGGGGCGATTCCGTTGATCAGGATCAAAACGGCATGTCATCGGCGGGGGGGTCTTTCGTGTAGTCGTCATCCGTGAATGATAAATTCGGGGTTATCATTGACAATTGTTTCGGGGGCGGTGCTGAATCAATGATCGATTGACCGTTCACCATGTATTGATTCATTCGCCGATCAAATTTCAAAGGTGTTTGACTAGGATGACCGACCAATCGTTGTTTTTTTATCTTGTCCGAAATAAACAAAACAAGGGAATCGGCCTTATTTGTTTTGAAATTTGGTCGCCAAACGATCAACACGTTGTCGGCCTTATCGCTGAACGTCCCCCCTCCTTTCAAATTGTATTTTGTAGGTTGATAATAATTCCCCGCTTTATCGGTTTCGCGCGGGGTGTTTTGATGCGCGACGATATTCATCGAAACGTCGTTGTCAACCGCGAACCGTTTGAATTTCGTCATCACGCGGGAAATATATAAATCCTCCCGTTCGCCCGATCTCATGTCGTGGTCAATTTGATTCCATGGATCGAAAACAATGTGACGGATTCCGTGACGACGGACCAAATGTTCGAATTTATCAAACAACACATCCAACGTCGGTTCGGATTCAGGGTTGACCACAAAAAAATGATCGTTGATAAATTCCGACGCCGCGATGTATTCGGATTCGTTCATTTGGTCCTGATAATATGGATCAGTTGTTTTGCCCACGTATGAATGAATCAGATCATCGAAAAATTCATCGGCGGGATAATTTTCAGGGCTGAAAACGCCGACTTTTTCCCCGTCATGTTTTGCCCGCAACAAAAGTAATTGATTCAACATCGCCGTTTTGCCTTCGTTATTGTAGCCCGTCCACAAATTCAAATCCCCTGTTCTCCACGTCCAACACGGATCTATCGACGGAACGTGTGTCGTTTGACCTCTTTTTTTTCCATTCCTGAACCCGTCCAACATGCTGTCCCATGCGTCACCGACACGCCAAACACCCGAAACGGGAACATCAACGGCGGTGTTTATTTTTTCAGCGACGGCGGCGGCGCCGTGTTTCAATAGGTATTCGTTTGCGTCCTTGCAATCGTCCCAATCGACGATCGCGCAACGTTCTGAACCAAAACGACGGATCAATTCAGATTCCAACCGCCGCCCGTTTTCATCGTTGTCAACGGCGATGATGATTCGGGTTTTGGTTTCGAAAATGCCCCACGTGTTCGATATACATTCCAATTTTTTATCGACGTTTAAATCACCCGCATTTGGCGCGCCCTGATTTGGGGTCGTGTGATTTGTGAACCCCGCCATTTCAAGCGACATTCCGTCGATTTCACCTTCAACAACGATCAATGTGTCGGGTTCAACACATCGGTCGTGATTCCACATGATCGCCATTGATCCCGCATTTTGGCGAAAATCCTTTTTTTCACGGTGACGCCGTTTGACGTTGATCAATTCACCGTTTCGTATGTATGGAAAAACGATCCAATCGTTTTGGTACGCGATTTTGTTTGATTTTACAATTTCGGCGGAAATACCGCGGTTTTCAAACCACAGATTCAACGCGTCATCCGCTTTGTGTAGCCCTGAACGTTTCGGGCGGGTATATGCGGCGCGGATGGGGTTGTCGTGACGCGGGGTTGATCCTGATCTTTGATCGGCAACCGTCCCCGATACACCGCACTTGTGACATTTGAAAATCCCATCTAACAAATTAATCGAAACACACGTGTCGGATTTGTTTTTGGCGTCGGTGTTCCCGCATTTATCGCCGCCATTACATTTCACTTTTTGTTGATTTCGTGATCCTTTGGGTTGGAAACCCAATTTTTCGAACCGCGACGAATGTTCGTTCATCATGAATTGGGTTTTTTACGTTCACCAAAATCAACGGTGTTTCGGGGTTTTTGATTTGTTTGTTTCTTTGGCGCGTTGTTCAAATACGATTCGAATTTCGTTCCGAACAGTGTTTCAGGGCGAATGAATTCTTTCATCTTGTCATCATGACCCCACACCCGAACGCGATCAGTGATCACGTTATGAAAATCAACAACGGTGAACCCTTCACTAAGGCGGGCGTTGATATGACGTTGGGTTGATTTTGATGATGATTTGTATGACGCGCCCGTTTTTTCGTTCAAATAGTCAATGATCCGTCGCGATTCATCAATGAATGATTCGCGTTTTGAATCGACGGGTTGTTCGTTTTCGACATTAATCGCGATAGGACGGTCATAACCCGTCGGGCGAATGATTCGTTTTTCAACGTTTCGGCCTGATTCGGATGTGATCATTTTAATTTCAATCAAACCATGTTTTTGCAAAGAGGAAATGACATTCGAAACACGGGATTTTGAAAGGCCAAAAAATTTGGAAAAATAACCGTTCGACGCGTAGCATCCCGTTCGACCCGATAACGAATCTATTTCAGATAAAAACACTTTTTGTTGAATTGTCAATTTGGGATGTTCCCATATTTCGGACGGAATCCATATTCCGCGAAATTTACGCGATCCACGATCCGAATTCGGTTGATCGTTTGTTGGTCGCGGGTCGGTTGGTTTTTGGTTGTTCATGTTTTGTTTTTGTGAACCATGATTCGAACATGTCGAAATCACGGGCAATTAAAGCAATCGCGCCCGCTTCGCGTAGTTCATGGAAATGTTTCGTCTGAAAATCGGACGGTTGGTCCTTTCCAATTTTTATTTCGACTTCAACATGACGACCGTCGGATTTTCTGAATCCACAAATATCGAACACCCCGTGTTTGTGTGTCGGGTTTTTCCGATATTTTTTCAATTTCGGGTCATAAACCCCGCCATTGTAGACATTCCAAACCACACACCCGTTTGAGTTTAGAAAATCTACGATTCGCCTTGTAAGTCGGTTTGAATCGGACATTATTTTGATTTTGAAATCATGCGGGTGACAAACACCCCGACATGTTCGGGGTGTTTATACATGAAATACCGCGCGTAGTACGGGAAATAATTGTTATTAATTCTGAACGATGAATTTGGATCGTCGGTTTTGATGTACATGTCCCATCGAATTACATTCATGATCAATGTCGATGAAACCCGTTTTTTGCCCGAATGAATCGCCTGGATCGTTAACCGTTCAAAACTCTTCCAAACAAGCGGGTTCGCTTTATGGAAACACAACCATTTGTCCCGCGTTGTCATAACGATGTTGCGTTGTCGGGTTTCATCGAATCGGGTGTGATTAGATACGGCTCGGCTTTCGAAAATTTCGGCGTTGATAGCGGTTG